TCACTCAGCAGGGCCGCGAGGTCATGGTCGGCAATGTGCTGCGCAATGTCGCAACAGATCCAGAGCGAGCCATTGCCAACTTGCAGGCCGCAAGGCCAACAGTGCCAGGTGTGCAATTGACCACTGCTGCCGGTGCGCGTGATCCTGGTCTGGCCGGCCTTGAAGGGCCATTGCGGTCTGCCACATTCGACCCGTCCAACCTGTTCGGCGCAAGGCTGTCTGCCAACCAGCAGGCTTTGATGGATGCATTCCAGCGCACTGCCGGCAGACCTGGCTCTATCCCTTATGCCGAGGCCAAGCGATCCAGCATCACAGCCCCAATGCGTGAGCAGGCATTCTTGAACGCTCCACCTGTATCCGCGATGCCAGTGGCCGCAGCCATTCAGGGCATCACCAGCAATCCGGCAACCCAGCGCCAGACAGTTGACCAAGCCATGAAGTATGTGTCCGACCTACTGGCCAAGCGCGTAGACCCTGAGACGGGAACGATTGACCCAATGGCGCTGTACAGCGTGCGCAAGGACATCACCGATGCTATGGCCGGCAAGCTGTCTGGCGACTTGGCCAACTTGCGCTTGGCGCGTGGTCAGTTGGCCGAATTGCTGCCGGTCATTGACCGGACTATTGAGTCTGGTGCGCCAGGATTCAGCAAGTACATGGAGCAGTTTGCCAAGTCATCAAAGCCGATTGATCAGATGGAATTGCTGCAAGCGATCCAGAGCAAGGTCACCACAGGCCAGCCCAACATAATGACGGGTGAGCCAGTGCTGGCGGCTGCTGCACTGCGCAGGCAGTTGGCGGCCAAGCGCGAAGAGCTTGGCACTGATCTGTCACCGGCTGCGCAGAGAAAGATTGACAACATCATCAACGAGATCAACCGAGGCCAAGCGTCAACAGCGCCAGGTGTTCGCGCACCAGGCTCAAACACTTTCCAGAACATGAGCATGGGCAACCTGATTGGCCGAGTGTTCAGCGAGTCGATGGCCGACAACACAACGCTGCGCACCATGACCCGCCCACTGGATTGGCTCTACAAGCTGCCCGACCAGCAGGTGCAGAATCTCTTGGTTGAGGCTATGCTTGACCCGCAGCTTGCCGCATCCATGATGAGCAAGGCAAACATGATGAAGGTCGAGCCGCTGGCCAAGTCACTGCGCAAGAAGGCCGAGGAACTTGGCTACGGCTCAATCATTGGCGCGACACCGGAGTGAAACATGGCCCTGCTTGATGACGAAGAGTTGTTGAAGTCAACGATTAGCGCAACCCCAAGAAATCAAATCTTGGGGCTGCTGTCTGATTTTATTGCGCAGGGGTACGACCCACGGCGCACTCAGCAGATGCAAGGCATCTCAAAGTTTTTGATGGCTCCAGAAATCAGCCAAACGCTGGATCGTCTGTCTTATGACCCATCTGGCCGGTCATTGTTCACTGGTGCTGGCGGCCTTGGCGGTACAACCCGCATGAGGCCCGAGGCACTTGATGCGGCGCTGGCAGTGGCTCCAATGGCTGGAAGAGCAGCCCAGATGACTAAGGGCTTGCCAGTTGGTGCAAGCATTAAGAATCTTGGATTTGATCCGGTAAAAATGAGGACTCAATATCCAGACAGGCTGCCGCCAGTTTTGGCTTTTGACAAAATAAAGCAAAAAGAGTACTTGGCAAAACAACTTTCACCAGAAGCCAAGCTGGTTCAAAAAGCAAGTACAGCAGCCCAAAGAGACATTGAAAAAGGAAATTACACGCCTTATTTTGATGTGTCGAAAAGGTTCTTTGCAGACCCAGCAAAATACAATTTGCAGGGTGAGACATTGACTCAAGCATTGCCAGCAAAGGCTGAAACAATTGCTAAGTACAAATCAATGTATGACACACCTGAGTCGCGCAGTAGATTGTCAAAAGCGTATGAGGCTGGACGATTAGACCCCAACGCTGAAAATTGGTATGCGATGGGTCAGCTTGAACAAGAGTACATAAAAAGACTCGGAGCTAAGAAGGGCGCAGCAAGATTTAAAGATGATTTTGCAGATGCTATGGCGGCCACCACTGGTGGTGCAGATCCAACATCCAACTTTCTGATGGGAAGTTATGGCAACTATTTGAGAGAACAAGGAACGCCAATTCCCAAAAATGCATACGACCTGCCTTATCCAATTGGCGGGAGATTCGCGTCTGGCAACATGGCCATGTACGACAAGGTCATCAACCAAGGCGCTGGTCTAAGCGCAAAGGAAACACCGAAGCGATTTGATTTCTCGGCTAATTTTTTGGGCGACATGAACAGGGCCACGATTGACGAGCAAATGATGACTGGAATTTATCCTGCTCTAAAAGCTCCGGCTGGTGATTCTTATGGGGTTGCAGAGCAAGTGGTTAATGATTTGGCGGCCCAGTACAGGGTCAAGCCAGGGAACTTTCAAGATGTAACTTGGAAAGGACTGAAGGGTGTCCCGGGCATGCCAATGATGGAACACATCAATCAGTCAATTGAAAGAACTGCCAGAATTACAAATCAAACTCCGCAAGAAGTTCTTGATGCATTTATTCGTAAACGAGCGCCGATGTACAGTGCAGCCCCATTTGGCCTTCTGGGACTCACACCAGAAGAGGATCAATAAGCTCTCTGATCTCTATGCTCAAAGACCTGGCCTGCTCTAGGTCTTCTTTTGCATAGTCTCCATCAAAGAATGGATACACATCACCGCTGTCCATAATTTCAGCGCTGACTTTTAACAAGGCCAACAATCCAGACCGCGATGTCTTGAGTGTTTTGCCATCAACTGTAATTTCAATTTCCATTTCTAGCCCCAAAAAATGCCGCTGTCAGTGGGTCGATCTTGATCTTTCGATTCCTCTGACGGCGGCGTGCATTCAGAAAATCCTTGTCATCAGCGCTCATCTTGTGGCGCTTTTTGCGCATGCGCTCGGCGGCCGTGAACGACAGCGGCCTTGGCGCATCTGGCTCACTGCCCATCGTCAGCAAGGCCGTGGTCATGTTGCCGGACTTCTCATAGCCATGCACCCGCACCACCTTGGCCTTGCGCAGTGCTCGCACATTGTCGTAGGCGGTGGCCAGAGCGCATGGCAGGCGCACAGCGATCTCGGCCACGCTCAACGGGCCAATGCTCAACAGCCGGATGATGCTGGCTCTATAAACCGGCTTTAATCCGCGCATCTTGCATCCTGCGGGTGTACTCACGGCGCAGCATGGCACGCACCACGAAGGCCCGAGTGTGGGCGTCTTCCGGTATCGCATGGCCATACATCTCCGGCGACAGCAGATCGTCCATGAACTCAATGGCGGCCTCAAGGGCTGGCTCAAGAACTGGCTCACTCATAACTTGTCTGCATCTTTTCTGTATGTACGCAAATTGGCGATCAAGGACGGCAGCTTGAATGCATCCATTGCACCTGGTCTGCCGGTGAAGGGTTTGAGTTCAAGGGGCACATACACCCCGAGCATTTTGTTCAGAGCTGGTGGAGGTGTTGTTTTCCTCATGCTGACCACCATGCCACCAGTGCCGCAGCCAAGCCGCAGCCGATCACCAAGCACAGCAGATAGTCCAGTGCCGCATCGGCGCGATTGCTTAATTTGTTCATGTTGTTCCCCTGAGTTAATAGTGTCACGAAGTTTACAGCAAATAAACTAATTCGCATAGTAGTCAATAAATTGATCTGTTGTTGTTAAAATACACCCATGCAATCAGTACAAGATATTCGGGATAAGGCCAGAGAGCATGGCATCAGGATGAATGCCGTATGCCGTGAGGCTGGCATCCAGCAGCCGCAGGTGAGCCGCTGGATGTCTGGGTCTGTGAAGCCTTTGTGGGAGTCGGTGCATGCACTGGCTGCTGCGCTTGATCGTCTTGTACAAGTCGGTGAGGCCGGTCAAGGTAAGACTCAAGCGCCATCCGAATCAAGGCGGCCCGAGACAGTCTAAGCTCAACGGCCAGCTTGTCCACGGCATCAATGATGTATGTGTCTACATGGGCGGCGATGTATCTCATTTGAGTCCTTAGAGGTGGGGGTACTCGCTACATCGGGTCGATCCTTGTGGGACTAAGAAACCCGCATCCGCTTTCCCCCCGATTTTTTACCAGTCTAAAGACTCGGCGGCAGCGGCGGCTGGTGCAGCCGACTTGCCGATGCCGAAGTCATCAGCAGCACTTGGCTTAGAGCCGCCCAGAGGCTGGCCCTTCTTGAGCAGCAAGATGTTGTTCAGGCCAAAAGACA